TTCGTCATTCGCGCCGGTCAAATCGACGCCATCCCAATCGCGAATGTCAGCTCGGTCCCACAGCTTGCTCTCTGTCGTGCGAATGGCTGGTGAGGCAATAGGCGCCTCGAAGACACCCGAAGCGCCGGCATCCCCCGTTGGCTGAAACGACAGCAGAACCGTGTCGCCATCCTCAAACGGGCTGGTCTCGCTCGCCGCGATATTTGAGCCTGTGATGTTACGATAGCCGGCAGGGCTGGCAACCGAAGACGCCTCAAAGGTTAGCCACTTCGTCGGGTCGCCGACCGCATAGAGGCGGGCAAAGCCCTTCACCGGGTTCGTGCTGTCATCAAAGGCATCCAGAATGCCGGAAACGTCCACGCCGTTGATGTCGAGCGTGTCCGCGCGGATTGTTAGCGCCGCGTCTTGCTGGGTGGCAGACAGCCTCAGTTTGCCGTTGCCGGGATCGCTGTCCGTGATCGTGGTGGAGAACACATAGCGGATCGCCAGTGCGCCCAGATCCACGTCGAGATTGACAGTGCGAGACGCGAAGGAGGGAACCGTCAGCGTGTTGGCTGGGCGGATTTCAAGCATGGTGGGCTCCGGGCTGCGGATATGAAAAAGCCCGCTCAAGGCGGGCGGTCAGTCAGCGAGTTGTGGGGAGGCTCAGGCGGTGGAGTCGTTCGCAGGGAACACGATGATGTCGCCGGTCCAGATGATCTTGGAGACCTCGCCGAGCAGCGCGTCGACCCATGTGATGCGGAAGAACTGCTCCCATGTGCCGATCGGCAGGGATGCCTCCACCTGCGACTGCGGCAGGAAGAACGAGATCAGGCCAAGCGTTGCGTCTTCCTTGCGGATGGTGCTTTCGGCTGACGACAGCAGTTTGAGCAGAACCGAATGATCCAGCGTCGGCCGCGCGAACAGTTCCAACGTGTAGCTGGTCACGTCGAACGGTAGACCTGCATTGTCCACGAGTTGCGGCAGGGCGTCGTACCAGTCCTCGCCGTGCCAGACGCGGATGGTCGCGGAGTGCGGACGCTCCGTCACGATGGTGTCGGCCATAATGCCTCGCTAGGTGATGGTGATAGGATAGTCCGAGGACCAGGGGCCGATCGCCTCAACGCCTACGCTCTCGCGGATGCGGACCTGATAGAGGCCGGGCGCCACGGTGCCACTCTCGGCACTGTCGCGCGTGTCGGCGACGGTCATCGCCGTATAGGTGCCGCTGGCGTCGGGGCGATACTGCACATCATATGCCCGATTGAGCGCCTGACTTGGCGTCCAGTCAGCGCGGATCTTCGGGCCGGCAATCTGCGAAAGCGTGATGGTCGGAGGCGTCAGGTTGAAGTCTGGCGAGGTGTCGGGCGGGACGGATGTAGAGGTGCCCTCTTCCGCTGTTGTCCAGTTGTAGGACGCCGCGTTGGCAGAGCGCAGGGATAGACGCACGCCGCTGAAATCCGGCAGAAGCTCTGGGCCGCCCTCGACCCAATATGGGCCGTTGATGTCCAACTCAGGCCAGTTCAGGGTGATGACGCGCTCGCCGATGACGTTGAGCCCGTTTAGGTTGGTGACGACCTCGCCGACCCAATCGCTGTTCTCGCGCGCCATGCGGATCTTGGCGAGACGCCGCGCCTGGCTGTGCGACGGGATCTGCACGAAGTCCGCAGGCACCGTTACGAGTTGCCCGGTCGCCGAGATGTCTGCGACATCTTGCCAAGGCGTCCCATCGTTCTCGATGTAATCCAGCGCAGGGTCGAGATACTGAAACGACAACTCGTTGAACCGGGACATGGCGTCAGGCGGCGCGAAGTTGGTTTCGAGAATATGGCCGGCGTCAGCGTCAATCGTGACGGTCGGGGCTTCCCACTTGCCGCCGCGGATAGAGACCTTGCCGTCCTGCGTCGGGTACAGCCGCGCTTCACAGGCTTCCAGCAGGCGGGCCAGCACGTCCTTGCGTGCCTCTGTCAGTGCGACCGAAGTGGCTACGCGATAGCGGCGCTCAGTGCCGCCGGCAGCCAGCGCGACCGCCTCATCGCAAAGGTTCGCCATTGCGATGAAAGACGGTAGATCCATCTTCGTGATGGCTCGGTCGTATCCATCCTCGTGCGTCAGGTAATCGAGAACGACGAGCGCCGCATTGTCGCTCCACTCCCACGTGGCCTTGTTGGGATGGCGGTGCGCGCCGCTACCGCCAGCCACCGTGGAATCCTTACGCGGATCGTAGATGCGAGCGCCACGAATGAGCGCTGAGAACTGCGGCTCGCCGGAGGGGTAGTGAGCCTGAAACTCGGTGTCTGGTCCTGACTTGCATTGCAGCACGGCATAGGCGGTTCCGCGCAAACGATGCGCCGATGTCCATTCGGAGAATGCGCTATTGAGATAGGCGTCGACCGTCTGGTCATCTGTGCCGAGATGCGTGGCAACCCGCACAAGAGGATTGCTGCCATTCTCCCACGGCGCCGTCACGACCCAGCCGGAGCCGTCCAGCGTTACGGGCGTGTCCTGGAGATAGAGTTGCTCTATGCCGTCGACCTGACGGGACGACAGCAAGATGGCCTTGTAGAGCGCCCCGCCCCGGCTTTCGTAGAATGCGAGAGACCCGCCGACCTTCACCCGGCCATAGTGCCAGACGCGGGCCGGAACCGCCTGCCGAGACTCCACCTGTCCGTCGCTTGGCTTCGGCTGCTGGGGGCGGTTGAACAGGGAGGCGACGTAGGAGACACCAAGGCCGAGCGCGATGGTGCCGACTGTCGAGGCGATCGAGCCCAGCACGCCAACGCCGATGATGGCATTGGCGACAGCGACACTCGCACCCGCGTTGAACGCGGCCAGCGCGATCGGCATGAAAATCGGGTCGGCCTTTGCCGGGATCGTGACAAAGGTGAGCGACGCCAGAACCGAGGAAGCGGCCAGCGCAGCGCGAACGGATCGCAGCATTCAAACTCTCCAGGCTGCGAGAATTGGCACCTGCCGGAAGCGCAGACCGCCGGGGCCGATGCAGGCAGTCCATGCGCCGGTCACGATGGCGCCTAGTTCGCCCTCTGGGGCGTCCACCAGCGCGATATCGCCACGGCGGGCGGCATTGGTGCGACGAATGCCCAGCGGCGCCACAGCGGACCCTATGAGGGCTTCACGCGAACCATGCTCGGCGATAAGTCGATATGCGCCGGTCTTTGTAGCGTAGCGGGCGCGGTATCGGGCGTGCGGGTTGACGCCGTGGCGAATGGCGACCCACTCGCCGAGCCATGACAAGCAGTCGGCGCCGTCATCCGCCCATGAAAAAGGCCGCTGTGATGCGGCCTTGAGGAAGTGCGAGAGGTCGTCCATTTCAGAAGACCGGCCAGGATAGGCGTTTATTCTTCAACGTCGGGATGAACTGGCAACCGAGGTCGCCGGGGAACCGCGCCTGCTGGTCGCGGTCGGACCAATAGGCGAAGGCGGCAAGATTTCGCGTCGTCCAGATCGTCTCTGCCGTCATGCTGATGGACCGCTGCGACGGGCCTTTCGCGCCATAGCCGAGCGTGTCCATGATGAGCTGACGCACGACCCATTTGCTGCCGAGCGGCTGCATGGTCTCGACATCGAGGAACAGCCCGTAGATCGTCACGTCGCGCCCGCGCACGCTCGCACCTGAGCGAGCCAGCGTCACGAATTCAGGATCGACACCCGACAGCGCGAACGTCACCTTCTCAGCGTCGTCGTTCTCGCCAAAGCTGATGGACGAGATCGAGCCGAGTTCGCCAGTCCCGAGCCATTCGAAGCCGTCGAGATCGAGGAAGCCGGTTCCGTTCCAGACGCGGCGAATGCCTTCGGTAAAGTCGAACTCGACGAGGTTGACGAGATGCACGACCCGTCCGGCCATCGCTGCCTGCTGGAGAGCGGAGAAGTCTGCCATCAGATGACCTCGGTGAAGTCCATGGACACCATGCCAGTGCGCGCAAGCTGGATGTCCAGAGCGCCGCTGGCATCCTCGACCAATCGCATTTCGCAGGTGGGCCGGGTGAAGTTGACCGACTGGCCGAGCGTCACCGCATCGCGAAGCGGAGGCTCAATCGAGAATGTCGTCGCATTGATCGCCGCGGTAATGACGTGGAGCCGCCCGGCCGATGGCGAAAAGTATTGCCCGACCTTGATCGGCTCGCCCTGGCTGATTGTGATCTGGACCGTCGTGGCGCGGCGTGCTGCGGCGGCTGCGAATGTCGCGATCACCTCGCTCTCGCTGGGGATCTCCGGGTCAGCGAAGGCGGTACCATCCAGCCGGCGGCGGCGCGTGAAGCCCGGATGGAGAACGCGGCCATAGGCATCCTTCGGCCAGTTCACCCGCTTGCCGTCGAATGGTGAAACGAGGACAGTGCCGGTGCGGCCACGAAGCGACAGCTTGAACGCGCGCCACGCCAGCACCTGTGCATTCGTCCGCACATAGATGCCGCCGAGAGACGCACGCCAGCGCCCGGCGCCCGAGCCGACGATCTGCTCCTGCCCATTGGTCGAGACGCCACCCGAACGGGAAGCATTCTCGATGTCGAACAGGACGGATGTCGGGATGAGGCCCGCGGGGAACGCTGTCGCCATGCTAACCGGTCCTCCGCTGGCGATCTTGCTGGAGCTGAGGGAACTGCGCCGCCGACTGCTGCATGGCCTGCTGCGATCGAACCTGAGCCCGCTGGTCGGAAATGCTGGTGACGAACGGCGTCAGGTTGCCGGACTTGTCGACATCGACGCCGACCGTCACGTGGACACTGGACGCGCCGCCCTTGGCTCCCTTCGGGATGACGACCTCGCCCCGCTGGAGAATTGCCGGAACCTCGTCGGGCTTGAGCCCTGCGACACCGCCGTTGTGATAGCGCGTCGCTCCTGCGAACACTGCCGGCGATACCGAGCGCCCATGGCCGTAGCCATCGCGTCCCGCGGTGCCGCCGCTGTGGAGGATGCCGGGGATGATCGACCCGCCGAGCAAACCCTTTCCGCCCCCGAACAGGCCGCCTCCCTTGCCGCCGAACAGGCTATCCAGGCCGATATCCAGAAGGCGATCCGCGACACGGCTCAGGGCGTTCTCCAGGGCGTCTGCCGCGCTGGTTCCCGACTTCAGGTCGGAGATCATGCCGCCGAGGACATCGCGGCTCAGGTCGTTGACCTCTTGCTGCGATGCCTTGAGACGGTCCATCGCCGCCTCTTCCTGCTCGATGGCAGAAACCAGTTCGCCGATCTTCGCCTTCTGCTCGTCGGTCGCCGCTGCACCAGCCTTGCGAAGCGCTTCGGAAACCCGGCGCTGCTCGTCCGTCAGGCCGATGACGCTGCGCTCGTGCTCAAGATCGGCGATCAGTTCCTTGACCGCGTCGGCCTCGCGCTTGGCTGCCGCTGCCGCCTTGTCTCGACCACCAGCGCGACCCTTGCCACCACCGCCGGCCTTTGCCGGGGCGGCGTAGTCGGACAGCGAGATCGGCACGACCGCCGCTGCCGGGCGAGGCGCGACACGACCGCCGCGCTCAGCCAGCCCCTCACCGGTGCCGGACGTGATGGCGAATGCGTCTTCGATGCGCTCGTTGCCGCCGCCGAGCTGGGTTCGGATCTGATCCTTGAAATTCTTGGACAGCGCGTCGCGCGAGATGCGGTTCTGGAACGCCTGCTGGATGCCGGACAGACGTCCGATCTCGCTGGCGAGCTGCGTAATCGTGCCGATCACCGAGACCGCGGCGTTCCCAATGTCGAGGATGCCGTTGATGACCGGCGAAAAGTCGGTGCTCGCGATCGTGTCCGAGAGGCTTTCGAGAACACCCGCAAGCCGCTCGCTGGCGCCTGAGCCTTCGTTCAGCTTGCCGGCAGTGTCGGTCAGGACGTTCTGGAGACGGACAAAGCCTTGGCTCACGGTCTGCTCAGCGTTGGCGACCTGCCCCTCGAGGATGCCGGCACCCGCCTCAAACGCTCGGAAGAACGCTTGGGACGAAACCTCGCCATTGATGATCAGTGTACGAAGGGCAGCGACAGACCCGCCCGCCTCTTTCAAACCGGCTGCGGCGGCGCGAGCGATCGTCGGCGCGCCTTCGAGAATGGAGTTGAACTCTTCCGCCCGGACAACGCCGCCACCCAGCGCCTGCGTCAACTGGATTAGAGCGCCACGGGCCTCGGCTGCTCCGGTCCCCTGCACACGTAACGCCAACCCGATCTTGTCGGTGAAGTTCAGCATCTCCGCAGTGTTGATGCCGAGTTCTTTTTGCGCGAGCCCGAGGCGAGAATAGAGGGTTGTCAGCGTCTCCAGCGGAACATAGTTGCGCTGAGCACTGGCGAACAGTTCGTCATAGACCTTTGTGAGCGCCTCGCCTTCTAGGCCTGTCACCTTGAGCGCGTTCTGGATACGGATGGATGCGTCGATGAGCTGCTGCGCCCCGCGAAGCGTCACGGCCCCGCCAAACGCCAGAGCGAGGGAACGCCCCATCGCGACCGCCGAGCGGCTGATGCCGGCGTTCATGCTGGCGAAGTTCCGCTCCATCACACTGGTGGAGCGCTTTGTGTCGCTCTCCAGCTTCTTCAGCGCACGACGGATTTGCGCCGTGTCAGCCGAGATGCTGAGAACGAGATCTTCGACATCACGCGCCATGGTCACTCCTTGGTCTGTAGCCAGTCCCAGAGCGCATCGGCTTCCTCTGACGACAGGTCACTGCCGGCATCGGGATTGTTCGCCTGCTGGTAGCCCTCGACGACTGCGAGGTACTGCCAGATGCTCATGCGGTCGATTTCTTGCGGGGTGAAGCCGAGGACGGCGCCGGTTCCGTAGATGGCAGCGAACCGGAGTTTGCCGTTCGGGAGCGGCGCTTCCCCCGACCCCGACTTGCTGCCTCTGCTTTTTTTCCGACTTCCTCCTCGGGCGCTCCGATCACGCCCGCGGTTGCGATGTCGAGCGCCAGCTTCCACGATTCCATCGGGGGCCGGTCCTCGACATATTGCCGGATGAGCTTCAGAGCCTTGGCTGGCTCCAGACCACCACCGATCAGGCCGTAGCGGATGACCTCGCGAATGTCCTCGATACGCCAGCGGCCTGCCGCCAAACGGTCGAGGATGACATACGGCCCCGCGTCGCAGGATTCCTGAATGTCGCGCCATTCGCCCCAGCCGAGGCGAAAGGTGTAATCGTCATCGCCGAAGGCCGCGGTGTGCGAACCGTTGCGGCTCATCAGGTGACGACCCTCGTCATTTCACCATCCGACTGCATGGAGACGTTCGCCGTGGCGCGCTGCGCGTTTTCGGCACCCACCTCGAAGCTCTCGACGTGCATCGCGCCAGTCCATGTGATCGTTTTCGTGGGGAATTCCCATTCGATCTTCACAGAGACGGAATCGACGCTCTCCCATGCGTCCAGCCATGTCTCAACGCTCTCGGACGCCAAGACACCTTCGCCGCCGACAGTCATGGAAAGCGAAGCAGCGTCGCGTCCCAACCAGTCCACTTTATCTGGATCATCACAATCCGGAAGTTGAAAATCATTAAGTGCTTTGCTCAACGTAATAGAACGCGAAGTAAAACCACACGGAGCTGCGAATACCTCTGGGGATGCACCATCGCCAAGAAGCACTCTTACTTTGCCACCCTTGATAGTTGTTGCCACGGCCATTTAGAATGCTCCATAGAAAAAGGCCGCTCGACGGCGGCCTGATTGATGAGGTTGTGTTTGTTTGCGGTCAGATCAGCAAAGTGCGCTTTGCGCCCTTGCTGACGTTTTCCCCTGACCACAAAGGCCGGAGATTGGTTAGCGCCCACGCAGCCTTGAAGCCGGGGCACTCAGGGGTGGCGAAATCGAACGACGCGAGTGGCAAAATGTGATCGATGTGCCATTCGCTCCTGTTCGCCCAAGACATCCCTTTGGCAAACTGGCGTTCCAGGTGAAGCATCAGGTCGTTTAGCGAATATCCCACCAGGGTTTCCCAGCGCCTGCCTGACTTACCCGCCTGCATAGAGAGGCGGATTCCGTGCGATATCCTCTTACTGATGTCATACCCAGGGTTTGAAGCGCGGTGTTCGCGTTCCCACGCATTGACCATGGTCCGTCGATGCTCGGATCGGGAGTAAGCAATCAGTTTTTCTCTATCGCGCGCTCGCTCTTTGGCGCGTCTGGCGAGGACCTTCTCGCGATTCCTCTCATTATAGCGCCGGACTTTCGCCCTAGCCTTCTCTCGGTTGTTCGCAGCCCATGCGTTCATGCTCTCCTTTCGAGCGAATGGCTTGCATGGCTCGCAGAATATCTTCCGAGCTTTGGATGGGAAGCTGTCTCCGCATCGTTTGCATATCGACAACCGGGGCGGCTCAGCCGCTTTGCGCCGGTGATATCTCTCCAACTGGTCTATACGCCGGGCCGCTCGTTTGTACGTGAACTGGCAAGGCTGGCACCGCTTCTGCTTTGACCCGGTTCGGTCGAAACGCACGCCGCAATCGGCGCAGTCCACTGGCGCAAAGCATCGAGCAACGGTATTCGTCTGATTAGCCATTCTGACCTCCGACAAGGTTGGCTTGGTTAGAAGCCGTCGAGAGGTGAGATGCTCGGCGGCTTCGCCTTTTATATACTGTCCGGCCGTTCCACGAAAGCTTCGAAAGTTAAAACACCGTGAGATGTTAAACCGTCGCTATCGCGGAGAATGCGCGTCTGCCGGTGGCGGAAATAGACAAGGGCGTTGTTCGTCAGGGGTAGGTCGTATTCGTGCAGGGCAGCGCGAACCGCGTCACTCACTGCCTTGACCTCGGGAAAGCCGACAGCGCGCGACCAGCAGTCGATCTGCAACGAAATGTCGAAGCCGTCGATACAAGTGGCGTCTTCCGTCAGCTCATCGGTCGGGCCGAAGGTCACATATGGGAACGTCGCCCCGTTCGGCACCTGATCGTAGATGCGTGTGCCGATCAGCGAGGTGACGGCGGCAACGGCCTTGAGGCGCGTTACGATGGCACCCTGAAGCTCTAGCGAAGGCGATGTCATCTATCGTTTCCTCGCCTTGCGAACGGCTTTGTTGACGGCGCCCGCGACCTTGCGCCGGATGCGCTTCTTGTTGGCGCGGTAGGTCGGGAAGACATGGGGCTGCGCGGCCATCTTGACCGTGCCAAATTCCAGAAAGCGCCAGATGAACTCCGCGAAGATGCCGGTGGCGTTCGGGTCTTTGGACGTGCCCACACGGACCTTGCTTCGTCCGGCTGTTCGCCCGCTGAGCTTTGCGCCCTCGATGCTGGCCCGATATTCGCCAGTCTCGCCAAGGGGCGCGACACGTTCGATCGCAACGGCCAGATCCTGCGCCGCTTCAAGCTGCGCCTCTGCCACTTCCTTTTCCGTGTCCGGCAGGAGGCGATTGAGCCGCCGATAGAGCGCCGCCCGGCCTTCAATCTTGGCCCTGACCCTCACGCCGCGGTTCCGCTCTCCACGGTCAAATAAACCCATGCCGGATCGGTGACGCCATCCACCATGTCGATGGCGTAGACCGTGCCCAGGCGCGCGTCCCTCATCCGCCAGCCCGGCTGGATCGACCGCGTCTGCGACGATGAACGGACATAGACGCCGAGCACATTGCGGCCTTCCAGCCGCGCGGCGATGACCGCCTCGGAGCCGCCGCGATGGCGGAAATCCGCGCGGGTCTGGAACTGCTCAGCGAAATCGCCGGCCACGGTGTTCCCGTAGCCATCATCGACAGTCGAGCGAGCATCGAAAGCCACCCGATGGAGAAGATCGGGGGCACTAGGCGGTTTCGCCATCGTCTTTCGCCTTCCTTGGCGCGGCCACGGCCCCGGCTGCAATCGCCGCGTTGATGTGTGCCTGGGGCGCGCTTCCGCTCCATCCGGCCTTGTAGGCGACCGTCACCGGCTTGCTCGGGACGCGGTAGTCGAAATCGCGCAGGAATGTCGCTCGGGCCATCAGATCCAGTGCTCCTTCAACCAACCGACGTTCGGCAATTGATGCGGCTTCCGTTCTCCGTGGAAGTAGACGACCCGCGTGTCGCCAAGCCCGCGCTTCTCTACGTGACCTTTGTAGGACCGAACCGCGCCGGGGAACTCGTCGTCGATGAACCGATGCGCGAAGCGCCGGCACCAGACCATGTCGTTCTCGCCGCGATGCTGCGATGCCACCTTGCGATGGCCCGCCGGCACCAGCGCCACCCCGTTGCAGGCGATCTGCGGATGGTAGGGATCGCGGGGAAGCGCGAACCGATCTGCCGTCATGCAGTAGTCAGCGAGCGCGTCGCAGTTGCCCGTGACGACCGTGTCGAGACCCACAAGGATCATCGGAACCCCCATGCGATAGGGCTCGATGCAGGTCGAATAGTCCGGCACCTTGGCCTTGATGCGCTTCTGCTCGATGGGCTCGGAGAATGTCCGGTCCTGATCGGTGAAGCACACGAAACGGAAGGGCTGCGACAGGTTGCGGGCAAAGCCGCGGTAGAGCTTCTCAACCCATTCTTCCGAATAGCAGCGGGAGAAGTTGCGGGAGCCGCTGTTGGCTTCCCAGAACAAGGTCGCGACCGTGAGCACTAGTCCGCGCGAACTTCGCTCGACAGCTTCGTCAGGTAGGCCGCGCACGCCTCGCCGTAGGAGGGTTCGACACCATCCGACTCTTCCCGAAGGAACTCGTTCACGGACTGGAACTCACGCTCGAACTCTTCCGGCGTTTCGATGAAGCGCCGCATCCATTCGTTGAAGCATTTCACCATCTGAACGTTGGTCATTTGGAGGCCTTCCATTGAAGCTATGCGGCGTACCGCATCCGCTTGCCACGCCGATCAAAGGGGATCGGCACCCATCCGCCACCACGGCGCCACAGGCAGCCATCCGGCACATCGCGGTCCACGACTGCGCAGGCAGCCACAACGGCGCCCCTACCCACTCGCACGCCCGGCAGGACAACCGCATTCGCTCCGATCGACGCGCCATCCTCGACAATCACGCAGAACCGCTCACCAGAGCGCAGGAGCGTGTCGTCGTAACCGGCCATCGAGACTTCCGGCCAGACATCGTTCGCAAAGACCACATTCGGGCCGACGAACACGTCATTGCCGATCTGGAACCCCGGCCCCATGACGACGCCGGATGAAATCTTGCAGCGATCACCGAAGACCGCGCCCGAGAGCACAACCCCTGCCCCGACAGTGCAGTCCTCACCGATCACCGTGCCGCAAACCACCGAAGCGAATTGCCAGACCGTCGTGCGAGCGCCGACAGTGGCGCCCTCGACATGCGCCTGGGGGTGAATGGCAGCCTGCAAGTCGATCATCGGAAGATCCGCCGATTGCTCGCGATCTCGCGAAGGGCCTTTTCCTTCACCGGCTCGCCACCATCGTAGATGGCGCGGACCATGGCGGTAATGTTGCGCTGGTCGTTGGCATTCGGCGCCAGTTCCGGGTCGTCGCCCGATCCGCTCGTGCTCGGGTCGTCGTAGCCGGCGGAAAAGCGCACGCGAACCGGGAACTGCCGGGTCGAAAGCGTCGGGGAACCGAAACTGTCGTTGAACCAGACCTCGGCGCCGTCGTCCGTCTGCCGGATGTACCAATCCGCGGCGTCCACCGTCTGCTCGGCATGGGTTGCGTCGAGATACAGGACCGACACGACCTCGCGAACCGGCGAGGCCGGGATGCAGATTGGATCATCCCAGCGCTCGCTGCGATATTCGAGATCCGCCGGCAGCATCATGCGCCCGGTGTAATCCTCGTATCGGCGAGTCTCCGACCGGATGTCCCGTGTGAGCATGTCGTCATCGTCCGCGAAATCGACGCGCAGGTCTGCCTTCACGTCCTCAAGCGGAACAGCGAGCCCGTCTGGTGTCGATAGCCGGATCAGCATCAAGGGCCTCCAGAAGGCTCATCTTCGGATAGTTGACCAGAGCCGAAATCGGGCTGGCGTTGATGACCGTGATGCCCATTGCGGCGATCGTCTCGGCCGCCGCGTCCATGCAGCGCCGCCAGCGATCAACATTCCGGTCTGTCGGGTTGTTCAGGCCGGCGGCGTGGCGCCCGTGCCAATGAAGGCCGTGGTCAAGCCGCATGTCGAAGCCCACCAGCACGATCTTCGCCGGATGCATCTGCACAGCGAGGTTCAAGCAGTGGAAACCGGAGTTGCCGGACCATCCGACAGTCCCGGTCTTCAGCAATTCGAGCCGGTCATCGTGCTTGTTGACCCCAACGGCCTTGATGCTCCAGGGCTTGGCCACCGCTGTCTTGTCGACAGACAGTTTCAGCCCGGTGAAGTCAGGCACGCCCTGATTGACGCGCCACCATGCGAAATCGCAGGCGTAGAGCGCATCAGCCCACGGCGCGAGGCGCCAGGAGTTGTTGATCGCGATCAGTCGGCAGCGGTCTTCCGCTTCGTATAGCGGCGCTTTTGCCGCGCTGGGGCCTCCTGCGACGACGACGATCGTTTCGCCTCGCCAGTCGGGCCACCAGTCTGGTCCTCCCGAGGGGTGGCGGCTGCCGTCTTGGCGGCCTCCTTTGTCGATGACTGCACCGGAACGAACAGGCCGCGCTTCACGAGTTGCTGAGCCTGATGATCCGCCACGTCGATGATCTGGCCGCGCCGGACCCGACCGTAGCCGCCGAATGCGCCGCGAAGGGCCTTGATCTGCATGCAAACCTCCTTCGGTTCATGAGACGGGCGACCGAAGCCGCCCGTCGTGATGACCCGAACTCGATCAGCCGGAGACGTTGCCGAAGTCGCCGGTAACGAGTGCCCCCGGACGCTTCACGGCGAGAGCGAGACGCTCTTCCGCACGCACCGTCAGCATGTTCTTGATGAAGTTGTCCCGATCCTCGGACGAGATGAGCACTTCCGCGTCCATCCGGTCGTAGATCTTCGCGGCCATGCCGAAGGCGCCGGTGAGGAACTCGTCCTCGTCCATCGCCTGGGTGGCGACGACCGGGCGACCCCAGAGCTGCGGGCCGGCCATCTGGATCACGTTGGCGAAGATGTAGCGGCTCTCGCCGTCCTTCGTCAGCTCGATCCGCGCCCAATCGGTCGGGTGCAGCACGATGCCGTCCGCCGGATACTCGGCCAGCGACGCCTGCAGGAGCGCGAGGCGAAGCGTGTCGATCATCGTCTCGCCGGACACCGAGAACGCCGCCGAGTAGGCGGTCGCGTTCGGCACCAGACCGGACAGGTGCTCGCCCGTGCCGTCGCCCTTGAGGATTTCGTTCTCCTCAGCGAGCATCAGGCCGTAGCGCAGTT